CTTCTGCGTCGGTTTCTTTCAAAGAGCCACCTTCTGCGCATTTTTTAATGCTGCCACCTTTTTTACGCATGAGGGGTGAACCTACAGGCGGTAAACCTGCTGCGCTTGGGTCTTGTGAAATCAACTCACCTTGCTGTGCTGGTCCGAGGTATTTCTTGGCGCGCGCCATCTTTTCCATCATGCGACGCTTTTCCAATTCAGACATTTGACCTTGAGCTGCTGATGGTGCGTTTGCCATAGGACCCGCTGCGGCTGGGCCAGTCATACCACCCATTTGCATTTTTTTAACTTTAAACTTTTTAGCGCCTTCAATTCTTTTGATGTCGGCATCGGTTTTTTTAGCGCTGTATTCGCCGCTTGCCTTGTCAAACTTCTTAACTGTGCCGTTTGCTTTTTTAGCACGGCCGCCATTCTTTAATTTTAATTCTGTCTTTGGTTGACCTTTATGTAGGCTTGACTCGTGCTGGCTAACGCCTTTTTTGACTAAAGACTTATCTTGTGCCATGTCAGACTTCATCTCTTCTTTATGCCCTTTACGGGACGCATACTTTACCTGCCCGCCTTCTTTATAGCATTGCATCTTAGCGTTTGATTTAAAGTCTTCCATGGTGTTTCCTATAGGTTAATTGGGGTCAAAAGGATGATCAGTCCTATATATAATAATACAAATAAACGGGTCTTTACGCCCTTAAATACCGCTTAAAAACAGCTCACGCTCGCGTTTGCGGCGCTTTACTAACTCGGGAGGCTTGTTCCACATCAAGATGGCATCTGCCGCGCCTTGCATGTCACCTTCGTTGATCCTACGCACCACGGTAGATCGTTTAAAGGCAGTGCCTCCAATATTGAAGCAGAGGCTGTATAAGGCGTCAAATTGGGCCTGTGTAAGGGGTACCCTCACCGAGCTCTCTACGGCCTCGCTACACCACTTTAAATCGCTTCTAAGAAGCTCTTCTACTTCATCGTCTGTTAGGGAGGCGTGGATAAGGTGCTGCTCATCTGGTTTGATGAGGTGCCCCACACCAATGGTCCAAAGCCCTTTAGAGTCCTTGTATGCCTTGTTGCGCTTACCCTCTTCTTCGATAATATATTCTAAAGTAGATTTTGTAATTGCCATGATGTTTTCTTCGATGTGGGTATATCTGTTCGTAACGTGGATGACAGACATAATGCTGGCAATCCACATTAACGCTACTACTATTCGTTTTTTCATCTTTGCTCCTTGCTCTGTGCAACATCGCACAAACTGGGGATTATATACTACTTGGCGTTAAATAGGCCAATCTGTTCGTTTAGCCAACCTTGCAACGATACGAGTTGCTGGGTTGTTATTGCGCATTTTTCAATAAATTGAGGGTCGGTGGGGGTGCCATCAGTGCTGCTGGCGGGTTTGGAAACTGTGCCTGCTTGATTGGCGTCGGGGAGGCGCATCCCACCATAAGTACGCTTAATAAGAGCGATACGATTTTCATAGTCATTTTTTACCTTTTCGTTCACTTGAGCCGCTTCTTTTGCCTTGTACTCATTCTTGAGCTCTTGCTCCTTGGCGGCCAGTTCTACCTTGGAGACGTAGGCATCGTACTTAGCTGATTGGTATTTACCGTAGCCTAGGCCAGCTAGGGCGGCTACAGACAGCGCAATCATAATGTACGATGAGATTGGAAGCGGAAACATTAATAGTCAACAAGGCGCGGGGAAAACGCAAACGTTGCTGGGTAGTCGGCAATAAAGGCTGCGTTTACAGGGTCGTTAATATATGCTGGGTCAACCAAGGCGCGGATATTCCAGCCCAAGTTAAGGTAAAAACACTTACCAAAAATATGTTTGAATAGGACATATTGGAACAAACCCTGACCCTTAACAAGCAAGTGTCCGGGGTTTTGTTCGTTGCAATTCAAGTCGCCAGACCAGCTCATGCCACCAGTGCCGTGCAGATACTTAACAGCAAAGCCGTAGAATGGGTTACGCCATAGCCATTGAACCCTAGACCACCAAGAGTGACTGTGTTTTGCTTCCCAAGGGTAATCACCATTTAATGAGTTATCGGGTGTTTGAAACCATGATAAAAATGAGAATAACCGTGGGCCAACACCCCATACAGTTCCGTTATAGTTCCAACCCTCTTTGTCTTTTTTAAATAGAACAAGTAGAAAAGCCAATGGGAATGTAAGAATAGTTCCGATTAGGTTGATTGGTACTAAAACTAAAGCGTATAAAAAGTAGATCATCTATCGTCCAATGAGGTGGTTGTCACAAATCTAAGCACAGCAACAACAATACCAATAAAAATAAAAAGTACGCCGTACAGACGAGGGTCAATAATATTTTGAACGTAGCTAAAATTATCATAGACAACCCCCAGTATGACCAGCGCTAGGGAGAACCACATTGTGCGGCTGTGCATCATGCCGCTAGTGCGGCTGCGCTTTCTACTGCGGGTGCGTGTCACTTGTCTACCTTGGCGTCCAACTTGTTCTCAATCCGGTGGAGAGATTTAAGCACCTCATTCCAGCGGTCAGAGAAGTCGTCCTTGGAGACATACCGAGTAGGCAGCTCTTCACGCAGCTTAGCCAAGTCGGTTTTGAGCTCTTGAACCGCAGTCCAAAGCTCACGACAGAACCAACCGAGAACTCCGCAAATGATTGGGATGGCGATGTTAAATAGTTCTTGCATGTCCATAATTATGCTGTGTATGTGCCGGATGTTGTGAAGGTGTGGATTGTGTTGCCACCGGATGATGTAACTGTTCCGCCGGTGCCGCGCTGAGCGCCTGCGTAAGAAAGAATTACAATGCCCGATCCACCGGCCCCCGAAGTTGCTGTTCCAAACCCAGCTCCACCACCACCTGAACCAGAATTGATTGTGGCACTTGATCCACCTACGTTAGTGCCCGCACCACCCGCACCGCCGCCGCCTGAACCTCCAGCCCCGGCTCGCCCCGACTGGTCAGAACCGCCACCGCCGCCGCCTGCGTAAGTTACAGAAGCACCACTTATGGAAGAGGCAGTACCAGCACCACCAACGCCGGCGTTAACTCCTGCGTTAGCACCCAGACCACCCGAGCCCCCACCACCGCCGGCGGTATAATACGCACCAGCACCGGGGGCTGCGCCTGTACCACCAGCAAATCCTTGACCTGAAGTTGCAGAGCCCCCTACAGTAGAATACCCTCCGTTACCACCACCACCAGAGCCACCTGATTGGCCTACAATGTTGCCACCAGAACCCGATCCCCCGCCTGAAGTAGAAGCAATAGCTCCGAATGATGAATTTGATCCGGGACTGTACGTTGTTGAGTAGCCAGTTGCAGTGATACCCGCCCCTCCTGCCCCCACCGTAATAGCATACGCCGTTCCCGGAGTTAAATTTGTTGTTCCTGATAATAAGCCACCAGCGCCGCCACCGCCACCACCATAGCCCGGACCACCACCAGCGCCACCGCCAGCAACTACTAGATAGTTAGTAGCGTATCCAGAACCTGATGCTAAAACAACCCAACCTATTAAAGCGCCAGTAAAAACTTCAAGTTCAGTTTCTGTTGTATTCCAACGAATTTGACCCGCAACGGGTGTTGCTGGACGCTGAGCTGTTGTGCCCGTTGGTACAGTGAGTGCGCCGGTTACGTTGGCCATGGTGACAAGGCCGCTGGTAGCTTGGAGCTCCAGTGTGCCGCTGCTGTCTGCGCTGCTTTTTAGTCCAGCAGACCCGGATATTGCTCCGCTATCTGCGTTAATGATTGATGGCATAATTTAATTCCTGTTAAGCTGTGTATGTACCAGATGTTGTGAAGGTGTGGATAGTGTTGCCGCCGGATGATGTGATAGTACCGCCGGTACCACGTTGCGCGCCTACGTAACTGATAATGACAATACCCGAGCCACCTGTGCCGGGTGGATATACTCCCCCTGATGCGTTAGAGCTTCCAGCACCACCACCACTTCCAGAATTTGCGGGTGCCGCGGTTGCTGCGCTTGATCCATTTGAACCATTGCCACCGCCGCCTGCGCCGCCGGTTCCTGCGGTACCTTGCCCGTTGTAAGCACTACCACCGCCGCCGCCAGCACGAGTTACAGCCGAGCCGGTTATTGATGAACTCGATCCTGCGCCGCCGTTTCCTGCCACAGTGTCGCCTGTTGCGTTACCGCCTGCACTAGCAGCTCCACCGCCGCCGCCTGTTGGGTATCCGGTTGCTGGAGTTGCTCCATTACCCCCAGCAAATCCTTGTCCTGCAGTGCCTGCGCCGCCAGCTGAGTTGTTTGCTGCCCCGCCGCCGCCTGAACCACCAGATATACCCGGTTGGCCAAATCCGGGGGCTCCCGCACCACCGCCTGTTGCTGTTACTACTGAGCTAATTGATGAATTTGCCCCTGAAGTATTGATAGCACCACCAGCTCCAATTGTGACCGTGTAAGCTACTCCTGAACTAAAAGTAGCCGAGGCAGTTAAATAACCACCTGCACCGCCGCCGCCACCACCCGCGTTTGCTTGAACTGCCGGTCCTCCACCAGCTCCACCGCCAGCAATAACTAAATAAGACGCAGTGTAGGCGCCAATAGAAGCACCCTGTGAATAGCAAATCCAACCTTGCGTTGAATCAATGTACACAATAGCAACCGCTTGTCCACTTATACCCAATACTGCGTTACTTGTACTGCCATTAATTTTTAAACCATTGGGATTAACAGTGAGTGCGTTTGTGCCCCAAGTGCGAGCGTAATCAACTAGCTGAATATACTCCCCAACAGCAGGCACGGCTGGTAGTGTGACTGTGAACGCGGCGGATGTTGTGTTGCACGCGTACGCCTCACCAGATACAGCTGTAAATCCTGTTGTTTGAACTGATTGCCATTCTGCACCACCACTCGCGGCGGTAGCTTGTACGGATCCGTCAGGAAAGGTTATTCCGGCGCTGCCGCTTACGATTGATGTCATGACTGGTCCTTAATTAGGCTGCTGGAGTCGCTTCTTCTACTGCCGGTACTTCCCACAACCATGTTGTTGTGTTGAGCGTTGCGTTATCAGCTGGCTTGGGTGCGATAAATACGTCGTTTGTGCGATCGTATGTGTAGCCAATACCAGCATAGTTACCGCGCAGTGGTGTGCCACCTAGCGTGTGCTTGTTGCCGATAGTGTTGTAAGAAGTTTGAATCCACTCACCGGGAGAAGAGTCAACGAATGTTGTAAAAAATTCAGGTTCAGCCACAATCACTTGTGATACCTTACCGTCTACTACTTTAGCGAAATGTGCCATGTTTATTGCTCCTGTTGAAAAAATCGTTTGTTAATTAGGCAGTGTAGGTGCCTGAAGTTGTAAATGTGTGGTATGTGAAGCCGCCTGATGAAGAAATCGTTCCGCCGGTACCACGCTGAGCGCCAGAATATCTAATAATTGCAACGCCGGAACCGCCTGTTGAAGAACCGCCTTGCCCAACACCAATAGCGCCACCGCCACCGCCAGTATTTGCTCCTCCTGCTGTTGCGGTGTTTCCGTTTAAGGAAGAAGCGCCATTACCACCGCCTCCCGCACCACCAGCTCCTGAACCGGGATTTGCTGTGCTTCCATTAAAAGTTGATCCACCACCACCACCAGCATAAAAAATTCCGAGAGATTGCCAATTTGACCCAGAGCCGCCTACACCGCCAGCACTTGTTGCTGATGCTGCCCCTGATGCACCAGCACCACCACCGCCACCGCCTGCATTACCTCCAGTACCTGTGCCTCCTGAATTTCCTTGACCGATAGTTGCCGATCCGCCAGCGCCACCGTTTTCGCCTCCGCCGCCGCCAGAGCCGCCCGAACTTCCGGCGTTGGTAGTGGCAATGCCTCCCCGACCCCCTCCAATTGCGGTTTGCGAAAATCCCGCTGAATTATTTCCATTGGCATTTGCCGAACTTCCAGCGCCAATAGTAATTGTGTACGCAGTAGAAGGTATTACTGTAGTGCTTGCAGAAATATAACCACCAGCTCCACCACCACCAGCTCCCCCATTAGCGCCGCCGGAACCACCCGCTCCGCCGCCAGCAACAATTAAATAATCTATAGCATAGCCGGCTCCATTGGCAATTACTACCCAGCCAATTAAAGCGCCTGTATAAACTTCCATGGCACTTAACGTTGTATTCCAGCGTTGTGTTCCCACAGTCGGAGTGCCGGGGCGTTGGGCTGTAGTTCCTGTTGGCATAACTAAACCACCTGTTGTGCCGGTTGCTGCATCAATAACACCGCTGTCGGCAGTTAAAACAATATTGCCGGTTGTGTCGCCAGTTGAAACTAGCGCTGTAGTAGAAGTTGTGCCTGCGCGAATAGTACTCATGTTTTACCTTTAAATAATAACCCAACGTGAGTCGGTTGCTACTGTAATCGTTACGCCTGAGGCGATTGTTATTGGACCAACAGAAAAACCATTCTGTAGTGTTGTAATTGTGTAGCTTGATGATGCTTGTTTGGTGTTGGTGATAATTGCACCACCAGCCTGAGCACCACCAATGCCACCCCAAACAGAACCATTATAACCCTCAAACTGGCCGCTTGTGGTGTTAAACCGCAGCATACCAGAAGCTGGTGTTGCTGGCTGCTGTGCTGTGTTACCAACGGGCACTTTTAACGAGCCTGTTGAGTCAACAGTTAGTGTCTGGTTAGCCTCGTTCCAACTTAGGTGGGAAGCCAACACGCCTTCAGCTAAAACTTGAACAACACCCGTACTATCTTTGTAGTACAAAATGCCGTCGTTGGTGTTAAGTGCTAACTCACCGGCAATTAAGTTAATTGCTAACGGCGCTGCACTTGCTGTTGCGCTGTGGTACAGCTGGATTGGGGTTGATCCACCTGCTGCCATGTTACACCACCAACCAGCGTTGACCCGACGATACTGTTACTGTTGCACCGCTTGCTACTGTGATTGGTCCTACTGACATGGCGTTTGTTCCTGCAGCAATTGTGTAGCTTGTTGACACTGTAGTGCCGTTTACAATCAAGCCGTTACTTGCGACAACCTCAGGAGCTACTAACTCACCAGTGGATGGTGTGTAGAGGTACTTGGCGTTGCCGGTGTAGATTGTTGAAGCAGAGCCTGATGTTGCTGTAGCAAAGAGCGGATACAGCGCAGTTGCTGTAGTCGTGTCGTTTGCAATTGTCACGCCGCCAGCTGGAGTTGTCCAAGACAGTGTGGTGCCGTTGGATGTTAACACCTGACCGTTTGTACCAACCACTGTCAGTCCAGTACCGCCGTTCGTTGTTGCCAACGTGCCAGATAATGTTACGGCGCCGGATGTTGCTGTGCTTGGTGTAAAGCCTGTAGTGCCTGCACTAAATGTTGTTACACCACTCGCTGGAGCCGCGCCCCAAGCTGGAACGCCAGCTGTTACTGTCAGCAGTTGACCTGCTGTACCAATTGGCAACTTAGACAATGTATTGGCTGCAGAAGCATACAAAATGTCGCCGGTGGTGTATGTTGTTTGGTTTGTGCCGCCGCTGGTCTCGCCCAGTGTGCCAGCCAAAGTCACAGCGCCTGTTGTGGCTGTGCTTGGTGTCAATCCAGCCAGTGATGTCTGGAATGTTGTTACACCGCCGGGCGCGCCGTTTGCTGCTGCAGTAATACGACCCTGAGCATCAATCGTGATGTTGGCGTTGGTGTAAGCACCGGCTGTTACGGCTGTATTGGCTAGTGCAATAGTTACCGCAGCAGAGCCGTTGTAGCTTGTGCCATCTAAGCCTGTACCAATAGTCAGCGCATTGGTTGCTGTCGCTGTTACGGTAGTAGAGCCGCCCAAACTGACAGAGCTGCCGTTAATAGTGATTGCGCTGTTTGTCAATCCACTGTTAGGGATTGTGGCATTGATCTGGCTTGGTGCAATGCTAATTGTAGTATTGCTTGCAGCTGTTAATTGACCCTGAGCGTTAACTGTGTATGTTGGTACTGAACTTGCAGAACCATAAGCACCAGCTGTTACCGCTGTGTTGGCAATGCTAAATTGCGTGCCAGTTAATGATAAGCCCGTGCCAGCTGAGTAAATTTGAGCTGCACTAATTTGGACAAATGTAATATTAGTTGTGCCAAAGACAATCGGGCCAATTGTGTTGCAGGTATATGTCTCGCCCGCGCCCGTGGCTCCTTGCTGAACAAAGAATGTTGAACCTTCGCTTAGTGTAGTTGGGCCAGCAAATCCGTACGTATCGGTGTCAGAAGAACGGGTTAAAACCCAGTTTGTTGAGCCAGATCCCACGTCTGTAACAACGTATACGCCGTTTTGAGTTTGTGTTGTTTGTGTGTAGACCAAAACGCGGTCATTAACCGCAACGGTAACACCGTCAATTACCAAGACGGCCTGTGTACCTGCGTTGGTTAATGTTGCACCCACACCTACGCCAGCGCCGCCGGGTTGGTTGTATGTTGCGTTTAAATTAATTGGTGACTCAACACGCACGGGTGCATGAAAATGAATTCCAGAAGATACCAAAGTGTCAACGTACTGCTTGGTTGCTAACTGGAAGTTCGATACCGGGTCTTGCGTTACTGTAACGCTTGTCAAACCGGCTGGTGCTAGTTCTGTGCCGCCCAGCGCAATGTTAGTAGTACCTAACGTAATTGAGCTGTTTGTCAGCGAGCTGTTAGCAATGTTGCTTAGTGTGTTTGTTGAGCCGTTAATGGATACGCTTGTTAACGTGCCGCCGGTTACTGTCTTGCCAGTAAATGTCAATGCTGTTGGTAGGCTTAATGTTACCGCAGTGCCTACCGTGGTTGCAGTAATTTCGTTAGCTGTACCGCTAACTGCGCTAATTGCGCCGATGCTGCTTGGTGTGATGCTTACGTTAGCCGCTGCAGTAAGTTGTCCCTGAGCGTTAACTGTGAATGTTGGTACAGCTGATGATGAGCCGTAGCTGCCTGCAGTAACTGCCGTGTTGGCAATACTGATTGTGCCGGTAGAAATAATTGGACCGCCAGTAAGGCCGGTTCCAGTTCCTACAGAAGTTACACCTGAACCTAAAGCAAACGCTGTCCAAAATCCAGCGGAGTAGCCTTCAAATAATCCGGTATCTGTGTTGTAACGGAAAAGACCGTTTACTGGTCCAATTGCAGAGCGCTCTAGTGTAGTCCCCTTTGGAACTAAAACGGCGCCAGTTCCGGGAAGAACCGGGTCTGATGCAATCGAAATAACCGGCGCTGTTGATCCGTTTGTTACAACAATTTGGTTTGCCGTGCCAGCTACAACAGACAAGTAAGTTGGGAGTGTATCCCAAGTTGTGTCAAAGTTAGTGCTTGACGCTTTCTTTAAATACTGACCGGCTGTTCCGCCTGCTGCTACGCCGGGGCCTGTTGCACCGGTTGCGCCTGTAGCTCCAGTTGCACCTACGTCACCGCGTGGAATGACAAAGTCAAACATGGCTGTTTGTAGTGAGCCAACGTTTGTTACACTTGCATTTGTGCCGGGTGCACCAGTTACTGTGGAGTTAACTTGGATTGTTGCGCCGGGACCTGTTGGGCCTGTTGGGCCTTGAGGACCAACGGGGCCCGCTGGACCGCCTAGGTTAGCAATGTCTTGTAACTGGGTCTGCTTGGTAACGCCGTTTTGAACAACAACCGTAAGCTCATCGCCTGTTAGCGCTGTTGCCACTCCTAGTTGTGATATACTTTGATCGGCCATAGTCTTATATAATTATGTCGCCAGATTCGCCGGCGGTTGTTGACTGTTGCTGGTCCCGAGTAATAAATATTGAATTTCTTCTCGGGTTGTTTGGTTTGCGTACAAGCTCTCCGGGGGGACTATCAATCGGTCCCTCTGGAGCTTGCGCTGTTACGACTTGTTGTCCTGATATTGGGCCAGTTGCAATAGACACATCTGGGCGCGGAAAGCGCAGTGCAATGTTTTCTGTTTGAATAGCGGGAAGACGCCAAGGATCAAAATTATCCTTATCTGCCGCACATACACGCATACCCGGAAAGTTCGGGTCGGGCATTAAATCTGTATACGCAAATTTCCGACTGCAGCGATCGCAGATCGCCACAGACAGGACTGAATTACCTCGAGTATCAAGGTATACTGGCATCTTAGCCTACCTGAATAACTGACAAGATAACGCCAGCGGCCGCTGGATGGATTGGTGTTGTAAGGCTGGCTGGGTATGTTACAACTTTGGCATTTCCAGAAACATTGTGCCAATTAAATTCAAAGTAATCGCCAGCCGCAAATTGATATGTGTATTGCACCGCCAAGATTGCTAGACCGTTAATGTTGCCTTTTTTCTCCGGGACATTAATAAGACTTGCAGAATTAGCTGGGGCAGTTCCATTAATTACAGGCCATAAGGTGAAATTATCGTAGTTAGCGGAGGGGTTGGTCAACTGCAAACTAATTATAATGCTGTAAACCCCGGCGTTTGTTAACGTGATTCTGCTTCCTGCTCTGGTAACACCTTGCGTAAAGTCAGTTGTATCAATTCTAAGTAATGTAACGGTGTTCGACGCCGCTGTTTGGTCTGCACCTAAGTCTTGAAAAGCGCCGTAGTTGGCCAAGGTGTTTATTGCGTATTCACCAAAGTTTGCAATTGTTGATTTAACATTAACGCCGTCTTGCACCAACGGAACTAATTCTGCGCCTGTTAGAGGCGTTGTTGCGTTCGGCATTGCCGATATTTTTGTGTCTGCCATATTAGCCTACCTCTAATTGAATTTTGGAATCATTTTGCTCAAGCACGTAGCCTGAGTCTTCCATTAGTATAAAACTGTAAACTGTTGGTGCGCCGCTGTGGTATAAATCTACAACACCACCGTCGCCTACATCTAAACCAAATTGGCCTTCTGCTGCGGGGTCGTTTTGAGCGCCAACACCGAGGGCGAACCCATCGGTGGTGTTTGCTTGATTTGCTACGCCAGAGAATCCAACGTATGGCATATTAGGCGATACCGGCTTGAATTACTGTCAGTGTGGCTGTGCCCGTGCCGGCAGTAACCGCAACTTTAATTGCTGCTACTGGAAAGGCATAGTTACCGTCTGCGTTAGCGTCTTCAGCAGCAACCGTCGGGTGGTCAAACCAAGTTGGGCTTGCAGTAGTCCATGGATTATCAAATGTGTGTTGAACGGTATAGGTTACTGTGCCAGTTACAACAACACCAAAACCGACGTTAAATGGAGTTGAATCCAAATTCATCGGGATGGCGGCGCTGGAACCAACTCCGGTTTTTGATACTACTTGCTGTCTCATAATTTCTCCTAGACGGTGAAAGAGGCGGGTTTCCCCGCCATCTTAATTAGTTATTTGTATAACCAGAACCGTAGGCAGTAATTGTACCGTCAGTGTTGCGGCCAGTGTACTGAATCGACAGTGTGCCAGCAGAAGCAGCCTCGGAGGCTAACGTGATGGTGCAGTCATAAGGACCAACGTTAGCTAAGAGGTTAGCTACAGCAGCGGAGGCTGTGAAAGCAACTTCTACACGGCCAAGGGCTGTGGTTGTCAGCGTGCCGACAGCGGTTGTTACACCGTTTACGGTCAAGCTAACTGCGCGTGAGGCTGCGCCAACTACGTTTAAGTAGCCAGTAATCGAGTGAATGATGGAACCAGCTGGGATGACGTCGGTTGCGGCTGCGCCTGCTACAATAGCGCGCTGCTGTGAAATCATTGCTGCACCAGTGTTTTCGGCAGAGATTGTGCCGTCGTTGCTGGTAGTTTGACGCGTATTTAAACGCAGGGGTACTGTAAATGTGCTTGACATTGTATATTTCCATTTCTTAGTGGGTATCCCAAGCTGTCTCTAAGTCGTCTTACCGGGAAGTGTCGGCAGTCAGAATGGGATTAATCTTCCTTATATATAATAATACAAAAGAATCAACTAAACCGCCCTAAAATGCAAAAAGACCACCCTTTTGGGGTGGCCTTCTTGACTTTTACTACTGGGTGCTTCGATTACAAACCTGCAGTACCATAAATGTTACGTGCATCGTGCCAGCCGGTCGCATAGCGCTCGGTAGCCTTGTAACGCATGCTGTCTGTCTCGAAATCGCCTTCCATGGACTTCTCCATTGGACGACGCATAACGAGCATTAAGCCGTTTTCTGCATCAGTCTGAACCCACCAAGCCTTGCTGGAGCTCAAACGAGTCACAACATGGGTACCCTTAGGCAACATGCCTGTGGATTTGATTGGGTTGAGGTCATTATCAGCTGTACCCGAACGCAGTACGGATTTCAAGATAACTTCAGCTTGGAATTCGAGTGCAGGAGGTACTACCAATTGCTCAGCCTTGAGACGAATACGCTTACCATTGTTGTCAATAGCGCCACGGATTTGAATCAACATCTGCTCAACAGAAGTTTGGCTCAAAGAAGCAGCTGTAGACAATTGGTTAGAGTAAGTCTGACCGTTTGCGATTGGGTGTGCTGTGTTGATCAAAGTTACGCCATCGCCACCAACATAGCCAGCTGTGAACGCAAAGTTCAACAGGTTAGCACAGAGGGTTTCCTTGGTTTCAATCATGGATTGAGCCAAGTGCTTAGCGAAAGTGCTGCCGATACGGATGTGATCGCCGTCTTCCATCAATACTTTGGTCAAAGCATAAGCCAAGCCATAGATTTGATAGATGAAACGGGTGATGTACAAAGTACCACCTTGATCGTAGCTAACTGGAGTGCCGTCAGGCATTGCAGGAGCTGCGTTCATACCGAAGAGCATTACTTCTTCGTGGTAGTTACGTGGAATACCTTGGATCTGTTCTACAAATCCTTTCCACTCGTCGGCACGCTGTTCGTAAACACCGTCAAAGACTTCGTTGATAATCGGTTCGACTACCGCACGAAAGTCCGTACTACGCATTGGAGTTGCCATTGCTTATTACCTTTCTTTCGTTAATTAAACCGAGACCTTAGGAGCCAAGAATGTGTTATTGGCGATCTGGACTTGTACAATCGTGAAAGCGTCACCCCAGCTGTTTAATTCGCCAGCTGGATATGCTACTTCACGGCCTAAACCGACTACACGTACTTGTCCTTGAGCGCCAGAAGCAGCTGCACTAGCAGCCAAAGCTGTAGTAGAGAAGCCAGCGCCACCAACACCGATTACATAACCGTCAGCGGTTGTGTTACCAGCAGTTGCGGAGAAGTTGTACTGTGAGCCAATAGCTGCAGAAGTTACTGGACCAGCTGCTTGGATTTCGTATACGAGTGATGGGTCTTGGAAGATCCAAAATACGATAGAAGTAGCAGCGTCTAAAGTAGCTTTAGAAGCGTTTTTACCTACTGTACGACGGCCTTCAGCGGTTGTATATTCTACACCGTCAAATACACCGTATACAGGGCTTGTTGCAGCTGCGGTAGCAGCGATTGTTAATTGACCTGAAGCTGTGATCCCAACTGGTTGATACTGGAAGAAAGACTGACCAGATGTCAAAGAGTAAGGGGCACTGTATGACACACCAGTGATAAAACTGTTCGTACCAGCGAATGGTACCGAACGGTCTAGGCCGCTTGGGTGAAATGCAGGCTTCATGCCAAAGGGACGAAATGTTGTGGACATTTAGTTTATTTCCTTTGTTTTATTTTTGAAGAATGTTATTGAAAACGAACATTTTTATTATTCGCTCTTGCGGTATCCTTTTCCATTTCCAAAAGACCACCCTCAAGAACCGAACGACCACCTTTATTACCCTGCGCTGTGTCGCGAACCTGCGCGGTAATGTTACGTTGGTGTTCAAGCGGATCCTCCAAGTGGAGCATGCGCATTACTTCTTGATAGACGTCCTCAGGTAATTTGAAGAGTACCATTTCGTTACAACTAACACAGCCTTCAAACTTGCCTGAGCTCATTTTGCCTAGTCCTTCAAAGCCTTTACCTAATTCCGAGGCTTTAACTGGCTCATAACCCAATGCCATACGTTTGTCGATACTGTCGTAAGTATTGGTTGTTGACAACCAACACAAGTGCATCCCGGGAATGATCCCACCGGGAAGATCGGGCAACGCACTATTTGCCCACTTGTCTCTAAACGCATCAAGGCGTTCACGACGTGCAATGTCATCTGGATTGGCGCTATTTGAGCGCTCAATCACCTCTTGGGCACGATCGGCCATGCGATCATCTAAGTCCCGTTTAATTCTTGTATTTGCCATTTTAATTATCCTTTATTAGCGCGATCATACGAAGCGTATGCGCGGATCATTTTATTTCGTTTTTCTACATCGTCCCACGAACCAGCGTCTTTAATTGCCTGAACACGTTCACGGCTTAATGTGATTGTTCCGGGCTTAGAGCTATTTGCGTTTGCTACTCTGCTTGAGGCTGTTGGTCCGGGTGCTGACGAGCGCCTGTTTGTTGTGCCTTTTGCTGTGTAGCGGTGTGGTAAACGCGCAGATAATCGACTATCTAACTCATCCCAGTACTCAGAATCACTTGGATCCCAACCATCTGCGGCGAGTTCTTGATCAATAACCTTGGCAATTCTACTATCTGTATCTCGAGCTTGCGGATCGTACCAAGAGTTTTTCTTTAACCAACGTGTTGCATTTTGTTGGACCTCATTGGACATCTCACTAGGCACATTCTGCTTAGGAGATTTTGCAGCTTCGAGCTGTTGTTTCTTGTAATGCTGCACTTGCTGCAGACGCTGTTTAGCTTCTGTTAATTGCTCTAAGTACTCCATTTGAGCATTTACATCGTTAGCTTGGGCTGCTTGCAACATCTTCATTTTGGCGTATTCAACACGGGTGGCTTCATCTTCCACGGCCTTGTCAATCTGCGCAAATTGATATGATGCTGCTGTGTTTTCCACTGCAGCCAAGCGACGGGCTAAATCTTCGTTACGCTTTTCAAGTGCACTAATCTTGTGCTTAGCGGACGCCTCACGTTGTTTAGCTAGTTCTTTCTTTAGCTTGCGCTCTTCACGACGCGCCTCACGGATTGCTTCACGCTCTGCTTCTGTTTCGTCATCCTGTTCGTCAGAGTCTTGATCTTCATCATTTTGCTCTTCTTCATCAGCATGATCTTCGTCGGCGGCTTCTACTTTGCCGCTTTCTTTTTGCTCTTCCTCGTCGTCAAACCCTTCTGGGGCTTCTACACGGGCTAATACCGAGCCGTCTTCTTGTTCCTTAATGGGAACGTCTTTATCATTGTCTGCCATACTTTTCTTTCAAAAGTTAATCTATAAACGCTTTCATCTTCTGCGCATACTCAAACGACTTAATGCGAGAGATGATTTCACGAGCTTGCAGTGTGATGAATACAACGGGAGAACCATCATCATCTGGCTGCACAACAAAACGGTCACCGCCGTACTTGATAGTACGTACTAGATCGCCTTCTTTACACCAAGGGCCTTCTGGCCATGGAGATAAATCTGCGTCTAGGTTACGGTATGCCAGTGGTCCAACCTGCACCACTTTTGCAACTGTTTCGTTAAATCGTAACGTTTGTCTGGTCTCATCAACTAGGATGATTCCACCTTTACTGGTTGACTTCTCGCGCCTTAGCTGTACTAAAACACGGTCTCCAGCTACCTCAATACCGGTGTCGATTGGGGGAAAACATTCTTCCTCTGATCGTGTATCCGGCTCTTCATTGCCTTTTATATCAAACACTGTCCAGTGCTCCTTGACCTCTACAGGTCTTCTTCGTCTTCCCTCAAAATTTCATTAATAATGTCTAATACTGCTTTAAAACCTTCGTAGCGACCAACTAATCGTTGGTAATCGTCAAAGTTATTGACATTACTTCCAGCGGTGAGGGTTTCCGCCAATTTTGCCTGCTCATCTCTCGTTCGAGAAATAATTTCAGAAATAAAGTCTTTCATACTTATAATAATACAAAGGTGCGGAAAAATCCGCCCCAAAGATTAATAAAAATTGCCGCCGCCGATGTCTTTTAGGTTCTTATCTGGGCCTACTTTGCTTGAACGGGCTGGCTTGCCTTTAACGGCGTTGTTAGGACGCTTGGAACCAGAAGCTCCTGTGTCCAGCTTTTTATTCTCTGGGCCGCCGCCTGAAGACAGCTTACCAGTTTCTTGGTATGTTTGACGAAAGCCTTGTAAGTTGTTATCGGCCATTATATTGCTCCTGTTGGTTTGATGGGTTGTGCTGCTAATTGTTGTAATGTTTGTTGATGCATTTGGTCGTTTTGCTGCATTTTTGCTGCGTGGTCTAGTTGAAACTTAGTCTGTTCTGCTTGTTGCATAAACGCCTGCCTTTCAATTTCCAACCCATGTTGCGTTAATTCTTTTTGTGCTGCTTGTGAGGCTTGCATTGCCGTTTGGTTTTGTTCGTGGACCAAGGCCATCTGGTCGGCTGTTAGGCCGGCTTGAGCGGCTATAGCTGCCACGCGCTCACGCGATGAGTTGTTGATGTCGGCCAGAGCAATTTGTGTCGCATTTTTGTTGGAGTCAATATCCGACTGGGTGCTGTACTTGGTTTCCAATTCAGCCACTTGGCGCTGCAATTCTGCAATACGCAGCTGGTAGTCTTGCTTAGACTTCTCAGTGTCAATCTGCATACGTGCCTGTGACTCAGCTTGTTTACGCTGTGTCTCAGCCATTTGAGTCTTGAGGATAACTTGAGCAGTTGGATCAGACTCAGCCATTTGCTGCTGCCGGGCTTGTTGTGCTTGCTGTACTTTTTGCGCCAGCTGTTGGATCTCTGGTAAAAACGCCTGCATGGACTGCTGTGAGTCTTGGGTTACCATGTCCGAAGCCAATGCCAACGCCTGTTGCGCTTCAATATCCAGCGGCTTTTCTTGGTTCAATTCCAAAGCATCGCGCCCGCCTGCTGCCTGTGCTACGTACGCGCGCATGGATTGCAAGTAGTGTAATGTTAAGTGTTGTTTGATGTGCTCTAATGCGTGTGGGGCAAAAGACGGGCCAATAACCGGGCTGTTACCATACGCAGGATCTCTAGCATAGGCTAGGTGAATCTTAATGTGCGATATGTGATCTTGGTCTGGGTACGCAGCTGCTGGGCGGCCCATAGTCATGGAGACGTTCTCTAGCGCAGGGTTAGACTCTTTAGCACCCAATGGGTTTGGTAAAACCTCATCAATTGCAGGGATCTTTAACTGGGTCAATACACGGCGATACACTGCTCTAGCATCAAACATGCCCGGAGGCGCTGAGGTAGCCATCTGTAAGAGGGCTTGGTTCTGAGCAACACGCTGTGTCTCAGAGAAAATGTTTGGATCTGATACTGGGCGTACGTCGTTGTTATAAGCAAAGTCACGAACTTGGATTTCAGAGCCGGACTGGTTGTCCATCTCGTCTAAGTACCAGTGATTTAAGCGAGATACGATTGCCAGTGATTTGGCTTGGCTGCGATGCAGGCGTGCATGGATTGCTGAGAATACCTTAGCACCTTGCTCAATCAATGCCTGCGCTGTACCAACAGGCATGTTGTTATTTGCTTGGCCAATCTTTTCTTCGGCTGTGCTAACTACGCCTTTTGCTGCGTCTGTCAACCAACCGAGTAAGTTAAACAATACAGAAGATGGTTGGTTAAACGGCATTGGCATTGCCAACTTACGGACGTCGTCTACTCCGGGCGCGCCTTCAATCTCAATTACTTGTGTCGGCTCGATTCGGTCAGATTGTCCACCAATTCGTCCACCTTTGAGTTTAAGAAGTGTTTGGCTGTTATTAATGTGAGCAGCATCCAATAGGGCGCGCAAAGAACCAGTAAGAGCAGCGGAGAGACCACCAATAAGGTGAGGTAGCCCAATTGCGTAAGCACCCCGCCAAGGAATGAATTTGAATTCAACATACCATTCGAGTTTTGTGAGTTTTTCATCATTGCACTCCCAGTTACGATACAGCGCCAAAACTTCAGACGTTGTTTCGTCAATAGTCAGGATGTATGGCGCGCGGGCACCATCAGTCTCGTTGTCCTCATCGAGGCGTAAGAAACAAGTGATCTCATAAATACGGCGCATTCCATCAACGTTTGTAGATGGATCTTCTTTGCCTTCAATTTTGTTGTTGGCTTTTTGTGCGCCAGTTTGGTCTGTAAGCGGCGCGTCAGATGTGTATGTGCTGTCAATGTCGCGGTAAATACCAGCGGCAACACGCTGCAGGAACGTGTCTTCTGTAATGTCTTGAACTTCAGTTACACGCTGCGAGGTGTAGAAGTTAGTAGACGAGTAAGGTAAGAGGATGTTGTCAATTGGTACCCACTCGCAAGTAGGACGCTTTTGCTCTGAATCAAAACGCCACTTCAGGAACTGCGAACCACCTAGCGGTAGTTGTGTGAGTAACTGCTCCATCTCATCGCGGTACTCTGCAATCTGTTCTGTAAGCTGCCAGTTAAGGAAGTCAACCTTACGAGCTGCAGTTTCTTCTTTAAGACGATCTGCTTGGCCCTTAACGTTAGAGCGAACAATGCCATCGGGTGGCAGTAATTCTTTAGAGGAAGACGCAGCGAAGTCAACGCATGCCTCTGCCATAATAGGGTGGACGACTTTGGAAGCTCCGTCGAACGTGGCTCCTCCGGGCGCGTCCTTGCCGAGTCCAGTGCGACGAAGACCTTCTTCGTACTGTTTGTCTCGTTGTTTGCGCGATTCCTTATCAACATCAATAAGGTCTAAATATTCGTTGGCTAAAGAACTGAGGATGTCTTCATCAAACTCTTCGGCCAAGTTAGCATAAAATTCTGGCGCTTCTTTAGGTGATGCCTTTGGTATGTAGTTAACAACCACAGAGCCATCTTCTTGCTCAATGATCTCTTCTTCTACATCTCCGGGTTCTAAACCCAAAGCCTCTTCGTAATAATCCATCTCCGCATCTTGTTGTGCGGCGTCTTTTAAATCCTCGTCTCTTTCGAGACCGGGTAAATTAGCGCCCATTTGCGTTGGTAATATTGGATTTGCCATTATTTACGTTTAATCTTTTTAATAATTTGTTTAACGGGCTTCACAAACGGAAGTGTTCCTAATCCTGCAGCTCCTACTGTAATCCCCGCACCAAGTGTGTTTCCTTGGTTTAAAGAACTAGCTGCTGCCGGAAAAGCGTCAAGTGTTTCGGTTACCGCACTAACTGGGTTTAAAAATTGAAGCGGTAGGTATTCTGTTTTTTGACCTTCTGATCCGGTTCCAAATAATCTATCGGCTGGCTTTTCTCCAATAGCGGAGGCAAACTTGTCTCTCATCCAGCTGGTCGCTGTTACGGGTTGCGCCTGAAAAGTTGGCTCTGGTGGCATGTCACCACCGTAAATTTGTTGGGAGTATAATCTGTCTAACAGCTCAGCGAATTCAGGGCTCATCGTTTCTGCCTGACCGCCTTTAGCAAAGTGTTCTGGTTCGCGGTTGTTAATAAACAACTCAGCCAGCATATCTTGTGGTGACATCTCAACGCGCCCGCCGTCAGCAAAACTAGGCATGATGCCAGACTCGTTCATTAACATTTGCTGGGGCGTGTTCACCATCCCGGGCGATGCCGGAACAGCGCCTGCCTCTTCGAGCAGCTTTTGTTGGGGTGTCTTTAAAATGTTCATTCTAATTATAATAATACAAGAATAGGTGCGTTTCCGCCCTTATTGGCTATATGGGTTACTAAACTTCCTAGAAGCGTCATCATCTGCGTAATCATAGTCCCTTGCAGGCAATAGATCAAGCTGCAACCATCCAGAGTCCCTCAGAACGCGTAGGGCTTGGCTGAGGCTGTCTACGTAGTCGTCATGACCCCCAGCCTCAGGAAACGAACAAACCTGCCTCATGAACCGTTTAGTCCAGTCAGCAAACTCACCGTTTTTAGAAGCGTCTTCCGGAATAAACACTTTACCTTTGGCAACTAAAGGGGCCACAATGTTGATACGCTGGATTTTATCAGCTCTTCCCGGGTTGTATCCACGGACCGGAACGCCAGCTCCCTGCAACTCTTGGATCAGGGAAATACCAGCGGACTTATCTTCCATGAGTATCAGGTCGGCCTTTTTGCCTTTACCGAACTCATTGTCCGCACCGTAGACTACTTCTTTAAAATCATCAATTACTTTGCGGCGCAGCTCTGGGTACGATAAATGCGAGTCCCATGCATCTAACAGGATTACCGCAGTGCCCGCGTCGGTTCTTTCAAACACACCCCAGACCGTACAAGCCGTAGGGTCATTGACTGTCTTTTCGCTGGTCGCCGGGTCATACGAGGCAATCACGTATTCCAGTGTCGGGGTTGGTTTGTCTGCCGGCCACATCTTAAACATCTTGCGCTTGATGATACCCGCGGCTTCCGGGTCAAGGATCTGACCATAAATCTCTTGGCTGCCAATGTCGGTGCCTTCATACGTCTCAAGCTGCTTAAAGAACGTCTCTGAGAGGTTGGCCCGGTTGTCATAGGAGCTGGCGTTGGCTACATAGACATCGCCACCTACCTTGCCTTCGTTGAGGTCAACGATAAGCTCTTTGGGTTTTGGTGTGGTGGTAATAATCTGTTGCACTCGAGGGATTCTCGGGTCCTTAAGACGGAGGGTAAACTGTACTCCGTCGTAGGCATCGTCGATGTAATCAAACGCACACAGCTCGTCAAACCAAGCCCCATGGTATTGCTTACCACGATAGCGTTCTGGCTCTGAGGCTGGGATTCCTTGGATGATAGATCCGTTGGTGAGGGTAATCTCAAAGAGGGACTTGTTGTAATCTCGGATAAGTGACGAGGGGATGATATTGAGAAGTCCACTGTCTCCCTCAAAACAAGTTGCACGTATATCATTTGAGGTAGGGGCTGTGACCAACCAACGAGTGTTATCGTACTTCCAAGCACGAATGCCAATCCAATGACTAGCCGTATGCGTCTTGCCCGATCCTCGACCAGCCAACATAAGAAACGTATCATATTCTCCATCGTCTGGCTCTCTTTGGTGTGGGAGTGCCTGTAATTGCCATTTGACCTGCCATATGGCAGCGTCAAGTTGTTGTTTAGGCCAGTGTTTGTGTGATTCTGCAAACTTCTTTAAAGTTAGCTCTTGTTTTGGTGTTAGCATGTTGGTATGAAGCCCTCTCCTACAAGGATTGTGTTATCAAGGGCCGTTGTTTCAATATGGATACACAATTGGGCTGGAATTGGACTGACTTTAGTAACATACCTGCGGCCGTATTGGATTTTTACGGGCGGAGAGAACTGATTTGGGATTAAAGGCAGCCGGGACTTAAAGAAAACAGTGTAGTCCTTCTTGTGTGCGTCGCTAATCAGCTGGGTTTTACATCCAATCGACTCCGCTAGGAGCTGAACACGGCGCGTAGTGTCATAATTTCTGGAAGAAAACCTAAAAGTGTCCCGTTTTTTGTTGTACTGCCTTGATTTTGAACACATTATTCCAGAAAGTAACTCTTGACGCTGCTCCGGGGAGGCAAGTAGGTAGTTATTCGGGATATTTTTGGGGATGTTTGGTACGAGCTGCCGGGAAATGCTAGGCTCAATACTAAAATCACGCTCGCCTGTGGTTAACAAAGAGCCGGGTATAACCTTGTACCCATGGTCTCTAAACTTTTCGTGCACAAAATCCGATGTGCCGGGCGCGGCGGCCAGTCTTCCAGTTGATCTACGGGCAAAAAACCACAGACCGAATAGGAATGGGGGCACTGGTAGGTCTTTGTGGGGGAGTTGCAGGGGGTGCGCCGTGGGGACAGAGATAGTCTTGCGGTTCCTTTTGTTAAGGAGCGGGGTATCTCTTAGCTCTTCCGCAGTAAGGGGTTTTAGTGGGCGCCTAAACTGAAGTTTGCTTTTGTACGATTGAAGTCGGCTACGGTACTTAGCCGTCTCTACAGGCAAACAGAGCATGGCATCGCCAGTAACAGTGAGGTAATCATTGAACATGACCTCATAGCACTGTATGCCTTGATATGCCTGCGCCATTTTAACCTGAACAATGTTTCCTGTCTGGTCAAATACATAGTCACCCACTTCTAGCTTTGATGCGGGTTTCCAATAGTCAAGCGTTAGTATCTTTGTATCTGCGGTTATCGCCATAAAAATTATCTAGGACCCAGTGGTCCAGCCATCTCCCTAACGGAGCGCGTATTTTGTTTTGGATTTCATAAGGCATCTTGGCTATGTTGACCGTTTCCGCCGTAATGGAAAGTCTGAACTGGAGATACCTAGCTGTCTCAGAATCCAGTACCTCTACAGGTACATCAACAGAATCTAAGTTATCCACGTTACATACCAGTACTCGAAGCCCTAGAAGTTTACCATGCTTATCTTCTAGCGCGCCTTGTATTTGGTAGACGTATTTGTTCATACTCATATTAATACAAAAATAACAGGGTCACCGCCCGTTCCAATGTAAATAAACACTATTTTGACAGGGTGTACAGGGTTGCGAGGCTTATTTAGTCTTTCCATACTTTATTTATTTTTTTTAAAAAAAATATAAAAAAGAGTAAAAAGGGGTGACAACCCTGTACACCCTGTCATTCTAGTGATTTTGTGACCCCTACCTACTAGATGTAGTAGGTCCTCTCCGCCCCAACTTTTAAAAAAAATTTTAGGGGGCCGTCTTTTTTGTTTCTGGAAAAATTTCACAAACTTGAGGTTTGGCATGGGGCCACCGGGCCGCCCCGCCACAGGACCCAAATTGGGTGACGTGGTTTTTAAACAACGCCCCTATTCCGCATTGTGAGATTGCATTTCACATTGTGAAATCAATAGGGATATACCCTATGTGTTGCGTTAGCACAACAGTCAATAGGTACATACCCTATGTGTTGTGTGCATACAACACTGTGGTATAGATACAACGTAACAACGTGACACAAAGGCAACGCACCAATGTGGTGCATGGGCGCAGAGGCGTGCACCAATGTGGTGCATAGGCTAAGTGAGTGTGTGCTAACGTGGCTATTAGGGTAAACACCTATTGACGCATAGGACGCACGAGAAGGGGCCTAGGAGACGCGCAGGCAGTTTGCCTCACTGGTGCATTACCCACTGTGCGATCGTGGCGCTATGGGCTCGACGTCCAGCCAGTAAGGCTATGCGGGCGCGAGGGAGAAACAGCAGGGTGGGCGAGAAAACGCTAATGTTCGGGACACTCGCCACCCCACCAAACCAGCTCAAAACTATGTTAGTGAACACTCCGAACTATCTCACATTGTGGTATGAAATTGTGCATATACATATTGTGTTCGTGTACCAGTTGACTACAATGGAGGGGTAGCAACGCAGTTCGGTAGTTCTAGTCGCAGTGCAGAGTTGACGGGATGTCAACGACACGCAGACCAATTACCACGGCCTAGCCCCACGACACGGGGCCCGAGGTGACTAAGTACCAGCCTCGTTAAACGTGTGGCGATCCCTAGATATGTACCCACAGAGACTAGGCGCTGGATAAGAGGCAATGCTCGAGACCAGCACATCAGATAGTAATGCTCAGAGCGCGTTATGAGGGCGCTCGAGGCAGTACTAACCAACAGGAGATAACACCATGTCACGTTTTGAACTAGAAGTCGCTAAACGCTGGGTTAATACAGACGGCCGCACCGCATCGGTATACGGTTCGTGCCCGTATGTATCAGACGCAGACAAAGCAAACTGGACGATCGTTAACGTCGGATACACCATCCGCGATAACAGGACAAACACAGTGGGTATGGGATGCAAACCATACGAATCCAAATACGATGCGGCATTGATCGTGACCAACCTCAATACCTTAGTTGAACAAGGTAAACCAGCAGTAATCAACCCAGCATGGTTACAAGGGTAAGCAGGTCGAAACAGTCGAGAGACTGTATGTACGTTATGCGTGCACTGATGATGACCAACACCAAACAGGAGATACACCATGTCAAACGAATTCACTCAAAAAGAGCGCGACCTCCACGACCTTATGTGGGAGGCTGACGCGCTGGCCACCCAGCTATTGGAGGCAACACGCAACACGCAGGGTTTTTATGACACCATGCACCCACTGGCAGGCACCGTGGGCGCCTTAGCATCACGCATCGACGATATGCTCGAGCGTATGCAGTTGTCCAAGTAATACAGATCGAAACCGCCTCGGCGGTCTGCCAGTCGTGCTGGCACTGATGAGATCAACCCACTAGGAGATATATCTTGGACATCCAAGCTAAACAAAAAGTAATCGAACAAGCCCGTGAACTAATCCGCTCAGTATGGACGGATGACCTCGACAAAGATACCCAGCGTGAGATCGAGCGTATATACGACGACTTACAATATATTTTTGACGAAGAGTAGTACAGGTCGAAACCAGCTCAGGCTGGTCTGCACGTTATGCGTGCACTGATGAGATCACACACAACACACAGGAGGTTATTTTGAACGAACGCAAATCAGTAGCAATATGGTGGCATGAGGTAGACCTCATGGGCAATTTTAGATGGGCGCTGGAGTACAAACTAACGTGGTCTGAATACTTAGAGTATTCCAAAAGCGTAAGCGGTGAGGGCAATAAATGGAAAGCGGTGATCATATGATCACCACAGGCAAAACAGAGTACAGCGTGCAACTGAGCTGGAAGACGTACGAGACCCTTGGCAACAAGGGCACGCTGGCACTCAAGCGTGAGCACAACTTCAAAGAGCGCACGTTCAGAGCCAAGGCAAAGGCAGAGCAGTTTGCAGAGGCCGAGCGTGAGCGCACGGGGCTGGAGATCAGGGTGCAGGAATGCACACCGATCTATGGCTTACTGTAGTACAGGTCGAAACAGCCGAGAGGCTGTATGCACGTTAGGCGTGCACTGATGATGACCAACCAATAGGAGGCAACACCATGAAACACATAGACATGTTCCCAAGTGCAAAAACATTACTTAAAGGAAAAAGATACCGCGCAACATACCGCGACCCAGTAGACGGCACAATAACCCATTACTGGGAGTTTGTAGACAACAACATGCGTCAAGCTAGAAACCGCGCCCAAGACAGCAGATTGCAACGTCGGGACGGCCTTGTTGACGTGCTAGACAAAGTGGAGGAGTTGACATGATGACAGCAGACCAAATGATGGCCGAGTCCGAGGCCATTCAACGCCGCATTATTAACGGCGAAGTGCCAAAGGGTAGTATCCCTGATCAAGTAGCACGGGCGCAGAGCCTAAACTTGCAGGCCATTGCATTATGGCGCGCCGAAGACCGCGCGACAGAGTATGCACTTTTAATCAACGAACTGGAGTACAACAAATGATCAACGAACACCAAAAGAAAATTGCCTACGCCGAGGGCTACCATGCCGGCATGATCGGCGAGCAGTTCGACAACCCGTACGAGGACTTTGACCTGCGCGTGCAGTTCAACTACGGGTTCCGCACTGCCACCGACCGCATCGATTCACTAATTGAGAGGGAGTGCGCATAATGCAAATTACACTACACCAACGGGGCCAGTACGGCTGGGCCCCAGTTAAGACCCTGCCAAGTGACTCCCCTCAGTGGGATAAGATTGACAAGGAGTGGATCGACGAGCTGTTTCATTGCTGTACTGAGGTGATCACCATCGGTGACACCATGTACGAACTCAAATACTAAAAGGATCAAAACCATGGCATACATGAACCAAGACAAAAAGAAAGTTATCAAGGCCAACCTTGACAAAGTGCTCAAGCCACTGGGCATCAAGTACAGCCTGCGCGTTGAGAACCACATGGCGATCAACTGCACCATCAAATCGGGCTCAGTGGACTTCATTCAAAACATGCGCGACATGCTCAAGGGCGACCAGTTTAAGCTCACCACAGACCGCGGCTACGTGCAGGTGAACCCATACTGGTATAACGAGCACTTTACGGGTGAGCCACGCGCCATCATTAACCAAGTAATTGACGCGCTCAAGAGTGCGAACTACTATGACCGCAGTGACGCGCAGGTGGATTACTTTGACACCGCGTACTACATGCACCTAAACATCGGTGACTGGGATAAGCCATATCAAATAACAGGAGCTACAAAATGAACACAATTACCATCACAATCGAGCAGTACAACAAAATTAAAAGTCTTGCGAATTTTGCCCAGTGGTACGTGGAAGAGCACGAGGGCGCGTCGGGCAGTAAAGAGGGGATCGAGCAGTGGGAATCAGATCGAGACGAGGTAGAGCGCGGTATCAACACCATCAAATACCTTGATCAAGAGATCGACTGGCAGATTGAACAAGCCAAGAGATCAGAGCGTACCGACGCGTGGATCAAACAAGCCAACAAGGAAATCAGGGAGGGCAACGTATGATCAAGATCGCGCATCAGCCTAGCTGGGGTTTTTGGGAGGTGCTCAAGGTAGTATCTTCCACGCGCACCGTATCGATCGGTATATTCGACAGCGAGGCCAAAGCAGAGACCTACGCAAAACAACTTAAAGGATAAACAACGTGAAAACATATACGGCATACGCAACCATCACTTACGATCTCAAGTACACCTTTGAGCTGGAGGACGATGAGGACGCATGGGATTACGCTAGAGACCTTGACGGCGGTGAGTTCAAGGAGATACCCGACTCGGGTGAATGGCATATCTACGAAGTGCAGGAAGAGACAAAATAATTATTCACGAGCTCACGCTATGAGCCTGTGACCCACTATAATAGCTATATCAACACAACGGAGGACTTATGAGCACTTTTTACACCACCATCGACATCAACTTCGAAAACCTTAAACGCAAGCCAAGCCGTGCCGTTATCATGCGCACGCTGGCCGAGTACCTCAAACAGGGCGGCAAGGCTTTTAACCTCATATGGGGCGAGAACTGCATCAGCCTAGACTACCACCCCAGCCACCAGCAATGGTACGGCTATGGCTGGATTAAAGAGATTGGCGGCGATGATATTGCCAAAGAGCTCAACGAGATCCGCAAGCAGGCTCTTGCCGAGATCAAGCAGTTTAAGGCAGACCATTTTCAATTCATTCACATCGGAGGCTAATATGATGACACTGGAAGAGCGCCAAGCAATCAACACCGAGCTGGACTGCAACTTAGAAAGCATACCGTCCGCAGTTGCGTTTTTAATCTACGACCTGCGTACTTTTCACGATTACAAGCCAAGCAAGAGAAAAGCGATTCTCGAGCGTGCCATTAACATGTTAAATGAGGGAGTAAATAAATGAAAAGAAACCACAGACTGGCATTCAACGCACTCAAAAAAATTGGGTGCCCAGTGTACGAGCGCAGTGACATTGAGAATTTTCAGATCAGCGCCGAGGGTATTTACGGTGACTACAACCGTGACATCTGCTGGGCGGACTACTACGATGGGCGCAACATACCTGACTGGGAGTTTGGTGTTAACCCACTGATCACCGACACCCTGCGCAAGTACGGCCTGCACGCAGAGTGGATCAACGCAGGCGAGATCGGTGTTTACGAAGACTAATAGGAGGATGTATGGTAAATAAATTTGAGATCGGGCTCACAACCCGTCAAGGGCAGTTAATGGAGTACGCCCTCAGGGCGCACCTTAAAGAACTCGTAGAGCTCGCAGACTGCGCCCATGCGCGTGGTGATGATACGCTCGCTCTCGAGTGTGAGAGCAGTGCCAATGTAGTGCGCAACACCTTGGCGCAGGTCAAGGACGGCCTGTACGGGCTGGCCAAGTGGGAGAAATAAATATTGACGGTGACCGCGAAGGTCACTATAATGTACAGACTAACGGAGGAATTACACCATGAAAGAAACATTAAACCAATACAAAAGCCGCGTAGCAATGGAAGACGACGCAATGAGCCGTGGTTTTAGGCACGATGAAGAGGTGCAAG